ATACGAGTACTTAAACACTTTTACGGCGGTACCCGCGCGCATTATTGCCCATTTTTACCCCTTTTTTAGGGCATTTTACAAATATCGTCGCTCGTAAATCGCTGATATACGAGTACTTAAACACTTTTACGGCGGTACCCGCGCGCATTATTGCCCATTTTATCCCGTTTTTAGGGCATTAAATGTTAAAAATAGGGATTGTTTATGCAGTTGTTTATTCGTTTGTTTATTCGTGGAAAAACGAAACGATGCGATTGTTTATTCATTTGTTTATTCACTTTTTGGTATTTGGGTACTCGTACCCCCCCCTTGTTTGGTAGTAAAAAATGGCATTTTTCGCATTTTTCGTTGAATTAAGGGGGGTATTTTCCATATTAAAAGGGGTTGTTTGGCATATATTTAAACATATAGAATAAGTGAAAAGTGTTTGTAAATCAGAACTTTACACTATTTAAAGGCTGATAAATAGATAAAAAAGCGTGTGCGCGCCTATTTGCAGGCACAAAAAAGGCTACCAAGTGGTAGCCCTTTGGTGGTGTGATGTGTACATAATATAAAAGGAAAAGCACCGGCAGCGTCGCCGTTTGCCACACGCTTTAGGTGTGATGTGTACATAATATAAAAGGAAAAGCACCCTACTAAAAAGACAGAATGCTTGATATATATAGAAAAAGTGGTGTAAATTCTTTATTATCAATATTTTTTAGTAACTTTGTGGTAATAAAATATTAATAAAGCAATGGGAAATTATGATATATCAAGATATATGCGACGCGTGTTAGATACCAAGACAGCTTATCAAGTATTAGTACGAGCTGACATGCTAACGAATAGCGTGTTGGAGCAACTAAGGAAATCAACCGACAGGGCTTACACCCTGTTTAGCATATTTGTAACTGCTTTTTCTGGGGTTGGTGCATTTGGTATAAGTAGCTCATCAATGAGCTTGAGGTTGTTTTGCGCAATACTATGCCTTGGCTTGGGCTTGTCGTGTTTGTTGCTTTTTGTAAAAGTATTATGGGTTCACCATTATGTTCCAATAGGCAACGAAGCAGAAGTAATGCTATATGATGATAATATGAAGATGTTAGAAAAAGTGTACAGCAACAATGCCCAAAAGATGAACGCAGCCTATATGCGTAACCTTCTTTTGGATAACATAGAAGACACGACAAATGCCTATCGCACTAACAACTTACTATTAGAACGTCGAAGCAGGTATGTGCGTTGGTCAATGCTTATAACACTCACAAGTGTTATTATCGCATTCTTTTTATTGCTAATATTTTATATATTAGCGTGAGGTGTTTTGTCGGAATTGGTAATACTATCGTAAGTACGAAGCCTTTTTATCCATTCCTCCTCTTGTTCTTTCTCTTTTTTATTACTCATATATATTTTAGTTACGACATGGTTGTTTGGTTGTAAGAGCCCTTGATAAGGGCAATGGCATTAACGCAACGGAAATCAATGTCGGTATCTTCGTGTGCCGGGTTGTGTGAAGCCAGTGTTATGAATGGTTCGCCCTTATCAGACCTTTTTATGTACTTCACAACGCAATAGTCGTCGCCATCTATGCAGTATGAAAGCAGGTACATTTCGCCGTACAGAATGCTTTGCAAGTCGATGGGCAGCTCCTTGTAAAATATTATATCGCCGGGTCTAAGGCGCGGGTACATCGAATCGCCAATAATATGTATAGCCCCATCGCATTTAGGCAGGTTGGGTATTTTAATTGTATCAATGATGTTAGCATGTCGGTTGTCGAGTAGTTCTCGTAGCCCAGCGGTAGCTTTGAAGTCGTACAGGTTGATGCTTTGTGTTTCCATCTTTTTTTCAGGGCTGCGTGGTTGGTGTATCGGTTGAACGGTCGCATCGGGTGGTGGGGCGTCATTTTTCAACATTGTACCTTTACCAGTAAGAACCCATTCTATATTTAAGTTAGAATATTTCTCTAACATTGTATTTATCTTGTCAATGCCTATACTTTTACTAATAGCATTAACATAACCATTTGATACACCGATACTTTCTTCAAACGATGTTACTGTTATATTTTGACTTTTTAAAAAAGCCTTTATTCTATCCTTTACCATAATTTCTCTAATTAAAATAAAGTTTTTCTCTAAAATATTTTGTTATTAGAGAATTTCTCTATATCTTTGCAACGTGTAAGAAAAACTACACGCCCCAAAGGTACGAAAAAGGGGCTATAAATACAAAAAATAAGCGTAAGAATCTGCTGATTAATATTTTGGCTGGCTTTCTAATCCTTTTGTCTCTAGCTTTGATTTTTAACTCGAAAATACGAGATGTAATTTTGATTTGGAATACCAATAAATATCAAGTAAGCCAGGTTTCAAAAGAAGAAATTGAGGAGATTATTAGCACTTTGCCTCTTGGGTTTGAAATAAAAGTGCTGAATATATATCAAAATGCACCTGAGGTGGCAATAGTTGGTATTGCTGGCTTCACGTCGTCTTTAGACCTAAAAATCATAGGAGAAGCCTTTGGCGATGAAGATGTATGGGTAAATGAAGAGGACAACGAATTAAAATTAACAATACGTATAAAAGAAAAATAGGAATGAAAAAGTACATTAAAATTTCGGGAAAAGAAAAAGAATGGATAGGCACGGCACTCAACGTTTCACCTTCCATGGTTGATTTCGCTTTGCGCTTTGACGCAAAGCGAGGGAATAGCGATTTGGCAAAGCGCATACGAAAGTTGGCTTTGCATCGTGGTGGCGTTCTGATGAACGAACTGCCAGCTTTTGAAACGATACACAACACCGTAGCTGGTGAGATGGTACAACCTTTTGAGAATGGCGCAAAGCTCGTCATGGTGTGGGCTACTGGCAACGTTAAAGTATTTAACAAGAAAGGCGAGCTTTGCCGTGATATTCACATCAACACAATTGAAGAATTAACTAATGCGCAGTGCTTCGCTGCCAGCTTATAAGGGAGGTAAAACTATGGAAATTACTTTTGGAAAAGACACAAATGTTATTTTAGAGATTGCAGAAAAGAATACTTCTGTAATTGTACGTGAAACTGCAGGCGGAGTTGTGGTAATGATTGCCAACAGCAAGGAAAATTGGCTGTGTAAATTCTTGAAAAGCTGCCTTACAAAAATACTGGACAGCCGAAAGTCGCAACGTAGCGAAGTAGAAAGATAATAAAAAAAGGCAGCGAAGTATGGAGTATTACAACAAAATGCTGTGCGTAACACGAGAGGAGCTGATAAGTGGAAGCGACCCTGTGATGAAAATGGGCACTTTTAACAGCAACCTTTATCGCAAGCGTATTGTGCCAGTATATGCTGGCGGTGGTGAAGAAAACTTCACACTGTACAGCTTTGATTCCATGCCTGAAAAATATAGAAAAAAGTTTATGCAAAAGTACGGCAACCCCGAAGAAGTGCTGCGCGAACGGGAAATGCGCAAGGCGGTGAAGTACGACGAAAGTGCACGCACTTTCTTTGAAGAATATGAATACTTCAAGAATGGCGAGTACACAACGCTCGACAAAGAATTGATAGCCGAATACACCACCAACGCCAGTGTGCTGGGCGAGCTGGTGCGCATGAAAATGGAACGCAAGGCGATGATGGCAAGCCTCAATGCAAGGGCTACCGACGTGTGGGAGATGGTGTTGCAGAACAGCGAAGAGCTGCGCGAACGCTACCACCACACGCTGCCTGCCAGTCTTAGCCGCCTGAAGGCAAGAATATGTGCTTTTCAGAAGGAGGGCTACGAAAGTGTCATCAGCAAGAAGCTCGGCAACATCAACACCATAAAGATAACAGCCGAAGGACGCGACGTGTTGGTAGCATTGAAGCGCAGCCATACACCACGATATAACGATGAGCAGCTATTTGCAAAGTACAACGAAATAGCGGTGTTCCGTGGGTGGAAGCAGCTTAAGAGCGTGCGCTCCATGCAAGCTTGGCTGTACAGCCCTAAGATTGAACAGTTGTGGTGTGATGCCGTGCACGGCGAACAGGTTGCCCGCCAACGCTTCGGACGCAAGCAAAGCACGATGTTGCCGAAACGGCGCGACAGCCTTTGGTATGGCGACGGCACAAAGCTTAACCTGTATTATCGGGAGGGAAATACTGTAAAGACGATAAACGTGTATGAGGTGGTAGATGCCTTCAGCGAAGTGCTGCTTGGCTACCACATCAGCGAAAGCGAGAACTTCGAGGCACAGTACGGCGCTTTCCGCATGGCTATACAGCGCAGCGGGCACAAGCCCTACGAAATAGTGCACGACAACCAAGGCGGGCACAACAAGTTGAACCGACAGGGCAAACAGCCTACATCGGGCAATGACAAGACTCAAGGCTTTCTTGACAGGCTTTGCCATATCCACCGCCCGACGATGCCTTATAATGGTGAATCAAAGACGATTGAAAACATCTTCGGACGCTTCCAACAACAAGTGTTGGCACGCTACTTCAACTTTACCGGGCAGAATGTTACGGCAAAAAAGCTGACGAGCCGCCCCAATATGGAAATGGTGGCAGCCAACCGCGACAAATTGCCGACATATCAGGAATTGTGCGAGCTGTACGCCCAGTGCCGCGAGGAGTGGAACGAAATGAAACACCCAAAGCACGACAGCAGCCGTATAGCACTTTACGAGGGCAGCGTGAATGACGAAACGCCCGTTGTTGGCAAGTATGAAATGCAGGATATGTTTTGGATTATGTCGGAAAAACCAGTAACGTTCACCGACAGCGGCATAAAGATGACCATCGACAAAAAGCACTACCACTGGGAGGTTGTTACGATGGACGAAAACGGCGTGCAGATACCCGACAGGGAATGGCGAAGGCTGCACACGTGGGAGAAGTTCTACGTGCAATACGACCCAATGGATATGACGACGGTAAACCTTTATTCTATCGACCGTGCCAAAAAACTGCATTTCTGCACCGTTGCGAAGCCTTACATTAAGATACACCGTGCGATGCAAGACCAAAGCGCAGAAGAAAAGGCACGCATACATGCTGATATTGAGCGTGGCAAGCAAGAGCGTATAGAGCGTGTGATAGCGGGCAGAACGATAGCCAAGCGGCATGGCACAGATCCAGAACAGAACGGATTGAACTACCCAAAATTAAAGGGACTTACAGCGGAGCAGCAGCAACAGGCAGTAGACCGTATAAGTAGGCTTGAAGGCGATAACTATGCCGAAGTGGTGGAGCTGGGGCAGCACACGAAAAAGCTATCCAACATGGATTGGGCAGAGGTGCAGTATGACGAGCGGAAGACAGCGGATAAATTGTAATAACGAATAAAACAACAAAGCTATGAGAACAAACGAAAAACAACAGATAACAGAGAGTTTGAAAGCATACGTAGCCAAGTATGGCAGCCAAAACAAAGCAGCGCAAAGTCTTGTGGGTATCAGTGCAGCAACGTTGAGTCAAATGCTGAAAGGCAACTGGGCGAATATAGCCGATGAGATGTGGAAGAATGTTGCTGCCCAAATAGGCAACAAGCAGGGCGACGGCTGGCATATTGTGGAAACGACAGCCTATAAAGAAATGGTGTTTGCCCTGAATGACGCCAAAGAGTGGAAAAATGTTACGTGGGTTGTAGGCGATGCAGGCTGCGGCAAGACAACCACGGCACGCCTTTTTGCAGACGAACAGCGCGAAGCCTTTTACGTGCTTTGCTCGGAGGATATGAAGAAGAGCGACTTTGTGCGTGAAATTGCACGTAAGGTAGGCTTAAGAACGGAAGGTTACAGCATTCGTGAGCTGCTCGATCGCATTATCGACAGCCTTGTGCAGATGGAAGAACCATTGCTGATATTCGACGAAGCAGACAAATTGACGGAAAGAGTATTCCACTACTTTATCGACCTATACAATAGGTTGGAAGATAAGTGCGGCATTGTGTTCTTTTCAACAAGCTACATTAAGCGGCGCATGCAAATGGGCTTACGATATAACAAATGCGGCTATAATGAAATACACAGCCGCATGGGGCGCAAGTTCTTCGAGGTGGAGCGCACATCGCCCAACGATGTTTACGCCATTTGTGCAGGCAACGGCTTGAACGAAAAGCAGACATCGGCGGTAATGAAAGATGCCGAGCAGTACGACTTCGATTTGCGCAGGGTGAAGAAAGCCGTGCACAAGCAAAAGAGAATGAAGTAAACGAATAGTGTTTAAACAGTGATTAAATAGTATTTGAAATGTTGAAAAAGGCACTAAGTATGACAGATTTAATGCGTATGAACAGAAAGGTATATGATTTCGAGGGTGAATGGAAGGAAGCCTTCGGACAGCCCGAACAAAACGGCGTTTGGTTTATTTGGGGGCGCAGCGGCAACGGTAAGACATCGTTTGTGTTGCAGCTTTGTAAAGAGCTTACCCGATACGGCAAGGTAGCCTACGACAGCTTGGAAGAAGGCAGCAGCCTGACAATGCAGAATGCACTGGTGCGTGTTGGTATGGCTGATGTGGGCAGACGCTTTATATTACTTAATGAGAGCTTAAAAGAACTTGACGACAGGCTAAAGCGTCGGCGTTCGCCCGACATTGTGGTGGTAGATAGCTTTCAGTATGCGCATATATCGTTAGGGCAATACGAAGATTTTTGCAAACGCCACCATAACAAATTGATAATATTCATTTCGCAAGCCGAAGGGCTAAAACCATTAGGGCGCACAGCAGTAAGTGCCATGTACAGCGCATCGCTGAAAATATGGGTGGAGGGCTACAGGGCAATAAGCAAAGGGCGGTATTTTGGCAATCGTGGCTATTATACCATTTGGGAAGAGCGTGCGGCAGAATATTGGAATAAGCAAAGTAATAAATAAACAATAATATGGAAGTAAAGAAAGGACATTTAATGCGCTACTCGGTGATTAGTCGAAAGCCAGCATGGCTGTTGGACTTACAATGGCAAGTAGTGTGCCGCTATGGAGAAGATGAGGTGGAAGATACGCTCGCCTTTTGGCAAGAGCTGGAGCAATACATAAGGTTCTGTATTTTAGAATGGCACAAAAATACCGACCCGAAGCAAAGCATCAGAAGTACGATAGGCACTCGTCTCAAGAAAGACGAAGGCATAACGGTATTAGACGTGCTGCGCAACCGCCGCCCAGTATTAACCTACAAAATAAAATAATATGGGAGCGAAAGAAATAAAAAGAAGTTTATTGGGCAAAACAGGACTTGTAAAATGCTCTTGTTGTGGCAAGACAATAGAAGTGCCAACCATGTATTCCGACAAAGAGCGACAGGCTTTGAAGCCGTATTGTTGTACGGCTGTGTTACTTATTGTTCAATGGTTGATACACGAGGGGTGGCATGTACGCAACCTCGGCATAACAGATAATCACCCTTACTTTTGCCCCGATTGTTGGGAAGAGGGGACACCTGAATATCAACGCTCAAAAAATTGTAATGTTTGGTACGAGCAAGTAAAAAAATGGATAAACGACGACTAATTTATGGCAGGAGAAAGAAATTATGCCCGCTTCTACACCTTACTGAAGCAGCTGCCCCACGCCGACAAGGACACGCTTGTATGGCAATACACACAGGGGCGTACAAAGTCGCTCAAAGAGGCATCAAAGTGGGAGTACGATGTTATGTGCCGCGATATGGAGCGGGTAGTGAACAATGACAACAAGGTAGCCCTGAAGCAGGCTGCATTACGCAAGGCACGCAGTGGAGTTCTGCACCAGCTACAAATATATGGGCTGGACACCACCGACTGGGCAACCGTAGATGCTTTCTGTAAGAACCCACGAATAGCCAGCAAGCCTTTCAGAGAGCTAACGATAAAAGACCTTAACGAGGTGAATAAGAAAATAAGAGTAATCATCAAAAAAGAAAAAGAAAATGGAAAAAGTAAAAGTTGAAATGACTGCCGAGGAGCAAGCACGCTTCGCACAATTCAAGGCAGAAGAGGCAAAGAAAGCAGCTGCGGCAAAAGCCAAGGCTGACCGTGAAACCTACAAGCAGATGGTAGATGACGAGGTAAGCGCAGCTATACCTATCTTACAGGAGCTTTCGGGCGATATTAAGACGGTAAAGCAAAAAGTTATCGACAACTTTAAAGCCATCATAGCGGCAAAGGCAGAGTTGTTCAAGGCAAAGAACCCCGACCAACGCTCGCACACCTTCACCACTTCTGACGGCAATATGCGCCTGACAATTGGGCAATATACCACTGACGGCTACCGCGACACTGTGGAAGACGGCATTGCCATTGTGAAAGAGTTTATTTCTTCGTTGGCAAAAGATACTGACACGCAGGCATTGGTAAATATGGTATTCCGCCTGTTGGCGCGCGACGCACAGGGCACGCTGAAGGCATCACGCATTGTTCAGTTGCGCAAGATAGCGGAGGACAACGGCAACGAACGCTTTTTGGAGGGCGTTCGCATCATCGAAGAAAGCTATCAGCCGACAGTGAGCAAGCAGTTCATACGTGCCGAAGTGAGGGACGATAACGACGGGTGGAAACCAATACCACTCGGTATGACAGAAAGCTAAAACTATAGTTATGGCTTTATTAAGGGTTTTTTATGGTTGGGCGAAAATCAACAAGATACGAAAGAAAGAGGCTATCTCTGTTATCTTTGAAAATGACGCTGGTTTTGAGAAAAACGATAAGAAGGTAAAATTATATCAAAACACCGTTTACACAAGGTTTCAAACGAAAGACGAGTTGAAAGATGCTGAACATTCAAATAGAACGTTTACAGAATACTCTATATACCTTGACGATAAGCAAATAAAAGGTAGCCTTAAAAGGGCTTTAGAAGTAAATTTCCTTGCCGATAAGAACAACGTATCAGAAGATGTTCGGGAAGAAATAAGAAGTCTACTTGAAAAAGATTTTCTGCTCAACCATAGAGGATATAAAGAGCCAAATATATTCCAGACATCGATAGATTTTGAATGGTAATAAAATATGATACAAGTTGGTGATAAGTTCACGTACCACTGGGTTGGGCACGAAGAATGCTACAGAGGGCGCATCTACCAAGTGGAGGGCGTCTATCGGAATTGCACCTGCGGAAAGCCTGAATGGCTTACCAGTAGACCCGAAGTATCACGCCGCTCCCACATACACATACGGGCAAAATTAATAAAAGCCCCTATAAAGTACATGGAGGGCGACAAGGGCTTTTACTTCGGTCCACTGGACGCAGAAACCTTGCATGACATCGACGAGCCCGATAAGTCGTGGGTGGAGATAGTATATCAGAAAGGCGACGAACTAAGCCTTTTTAATCAAAGAAAATAACAACAAAACAAACAAAAAAATGAGAAGTAAAACAAGCATGTGGTACGAGGTAAAGTACCGTTACGAGAAGACGCTGGACAACGGCACATAAAAGAAAGTTACCGAGCAATACGTAGTTGAAGCTGTCAGCTTTGGTGAGGCAGAAGCAGCCATCGTATCAGAAATGGCAGCCTACGTAAGTGCAGGCGAAACGGACGTAAAGGCGGTGGCAATAGCACCATATAGCGAAGCTCTGTTATCCGATAACGAAAAAGACAGCAAATTTTACAAGGCAAAGGTAGCCTTTGTAAGCATCGACGAAAAGACGGGCAACGAACGCAAGATCAGTCGCATTTATTTGGTGCAGGCTGCATCGACGTCAGTTGCCGAACGCTATATTGCCGAACATTTTGCACCTACGATGATAGACTATGAGGTGGTGGCTCTTGCAGAAACACAGATAATAGACGTGTTCGAGCGTGATAAAATAGAGAACTCCACGCTCTGAGGTTCTTGGTCGAACCTTTAGAAGATAAGCTAATAAAAAAAGATGCTGACAATTTGGCAGTCAGCATCTTTTTTTGTATCTTTGTGCTGCAAATCTTTTTAATTCTATGACGCAGCAGCTGATGTTGAATTTTGGTCTTGGCGAAGTGGTGCAGCGCGAAACGAAGATACGCCGCCGCGCCTTTACGCTGCCTGATGGTGATGCGACGATAGCCACGCCGCAGGACAGGCTGGCAAAACGCAACCGCACCATCGTAGCCCGCTACTACTACTGGACCGAAATAAAACGACGCCGCTTCGACGACGTAATGAAAATTCTGTCCGACTACGAGTTCTTTGTTGGCGACCGCACCATACAGAACGCACTGGTAGACCAGGACAAGCTGCTACACTCGCTGCTGGAGCAACGCCCTACAGCACGGAAGCTGGCAAAGCTGTTTCCGGGCTTTGAATGGCACTAATTAGTCGAAAAATTCAGTTTCATAGACCACCTTATACACCTTTATATCATCAGCTCTGCGCTCCGGCGTGGAGCTGATGCGTTTTAAGGGGTTGAACAGCCCGCCGCCATTCCACCACTGCAACGCCTTGTGCAGGGCTTCCAGCACATCGAAGCGTGCCAACGACCGCTCGCGCACAGCAGTAGGTGCAGCAGCATTCGTACTGCCCTGAATGGCGAATACAACACGCAGCTCCACACGCGCACGTATGCGCTGCACACCGCCCGACAGACTTTCGCACTGCGGATAGCTAATATCAACCAAGCATGCGGGGAACGCTACAGGCGGACGTCCGGTAACGTACAGCTGCCCTTCGTCGGCATCTACCCATTTAATTTGTGGTACTGTTGCCGCTATATGGTTGGTAACGGCAAGGAAAAAATCTTTATTCATTCGTCAAATTTTTAATGTAATCTACTACTCGCCCTTTTATTCTGTCGTTCAATTCTTCACTATCGCCCATGAATTGGCGTTGTATGACATGTGCCGTGCGGCTGTGCGCCTTTACGTTGGTGCTGCCCTTTTTCGTGCGGCGGGTGTGTGCCGGCACTTGCACTTCACCATCGTAGCCCTCGTTGTGCACCTTGGCGTATGTAACCTTTTGGTTGCCCGCAGCAATAACCACACGTTGCAGCGATACAACCAGCGGGCGAATGCTGTTCATCATAGCCCCCGAATCAACAAGCAACGACCCACGTTTCTTTGCCGTCCTGGTAGGCGCCCACGGGTTGCCGTCGAAAGCCTTTTTGCGAAAAGTCTCCTTAAAATACTCCGTAGCCGTTTCGGCAACAATCTCGGAAGTGTCGCCCATCAACTTGTCGGGCAAGCTGCTTAAGTAAGCTTCTAATTCTCTTAAATTCATCTTTTTGTCGATTTTGGGTTGTCTTATTGAAATTATTAGTATCTTTGCAATGGTTTACGAAGACCATAATCTAAGATAAGACCTCGGCGTGGTGGTGTTATGGAGTCGCCTATAACATGGACAGTTTTCGTATTCAAACGCAAAGGGGTATGTAGACACCACTATCCAACCGTATGACGCGGATTTGCCACGTGTGGCGTAACCAAGAATTAGGACGGCGGACGTAAGGACTGCATATCTCTGCCTTTTTTACTTACGATAGATAAGCAACCCTTTCCTTATATCATTTGAACGCAGCTCGTAGAACGATTTGAAGTTCAAAAGCGTATTTTGTATTTTACACACACACACAATAGCCACACCATCGTAATATTTAATATATTTCCATTCCGTAAGCTCGTTGTCGTTACCTTGGTTGTCTTTCTCGTCTTTTCCAAGCCATACCTCGTCCGGGTGTTGTAGCACATCATTGATAGAATTCAAATATTTTGCTCTGGCAGCACGCTTTTTCTTTTTATCTTGCGTGTGCTCATCGTATTTATCTTTCGCCATCATAGCTTTACGACCTGCGTAATCTGTAACAACTATTCTTTCTTTGCCTTCAAAGTGGAAAGGTTTTTGGGTTTTCCACCAATCTTCAGCACTACCTTTGTACTCATTTATTTTGTTTTTAGCTTCACGGATAAGCTGTTTGTAGGAATGGTTTAACCCCCAGTTAGCTGGGGTTACCTTGCTCATTAGCTTTGCCGCCATTTGTGCAAATTTGCGTATATACATATTATCGCTGTGAAAAATATCTGTACGGCTGCCGCCCCTGTCAAAATGCGTTGCTTTTATCTTTGCCCATTCGTCAGAGCCCATATATTCTTTCACAATATTCTTTGAAGTATTTACCATTTCCTTGCTTACTTCATGCTTCATTCGCGCAACAACGTGGCAACGACATTTCCACCCGTTGGGCGGGTATATCTTATCCCAAAGAGGGTCGTTGTGCTTAAGCGTAACTCCGTCGAGTTTTCTGTGCTCCTCCCTTACTTTCTCATCGCCGGCAGTAACATACTGCCAGTAGGGAAACATTCCCGTTTTGCTTTTCAACCGCTGGTAGTTCGCAGCTGCCTCCGCCGTAAGGTTGGCTGTCTCGTATTCCGTACGCTGCCATACTTTATTGAATTTTCCGCACAGCTTTTTCGCCTCGGAGGTAAATTCTTCAAAACTCTTTGCCTTGCGGTACAGCTGATTCAACTTCTGCACCTCTGCCAGCGTCTTCGCCGCTGAAAAATGAAAAAGGTTCTGTTCCATCGCTGTTACGAATGCTGGGTCGAAGTTGTCGTAAGTGTATGCGGCATTCTTTATGGGGCGTTTAAATACCTTATGAATGGCGTTTAAAAGGTCGTCGGCAATGAATTTGAACAGTTCGGCGTCAAAGTAGGCAGCATCACCATTTGCCACACGCTTTATCAGGCGGTTATCGAGCGTGTCGTCGCTAAGCGTCGCCGTGGGGCATGGTAACTTCGAGTTCGCCCCCATCATCGTGGGGGCTGCGACGAAAAAATCTCTTAGCCGCCTGAAGAAAGAAGCTTCTGCCCTTTGGCGTGCCTGTGTGCTGTTTATCGGTACCGCACCGCCATCGATGTTCTGCACGGCTGCCGTACCTTCCCCCTCGTCGATATTCACAGGCTCAAAGGCGGCAGCCTGCCGCCGTGCTATCGGCTCGCCATTCTCGGGCACGGGTATTGAGTATTTTTCGTGTAGGTAGCTTTGCGGTATGGGCATGATGTCGGAAAGCTGCACAATGTCGGCTACCGTCAGCTGCTCTGCCGCCTTTGGGAAAACGAACTTGCCCCCATTGACGGGGTAGCCACGTGCCTCGAGCAGCGGCAGCACGTGGTTGTTGAGCACACGCTGCACAAAACGCATGTCGCTTCTATTCTTGCCCTCTTCTACTTCTTTGTGCACCTCTCCCAGCGACCGTGCACCGTTTTCGCCCTGTACCGTTGTGAGTGTTTGCCCCAATATGGTAATGAGCATTTCTTCGTTGCAGGACTGACGGAATTCGTTGTAGGAAGCCCCGCTACCACTGCCCGCTTCTTTTGTCTCGACTTCCGCCTCTCGGGGTATGACAACATAAGATGCCGAGCCAGCCTGTTCCAAGGCTTGCTCCAGCAGCTTTCTGCTTTCGGGGTCATACGTGTTGTATTTACCAATGCGCTGCGGCATGCCAAAGAGTTCTATCCATTGCGACCAGTCGCCAAAGCCACCACGCTTGTAAATGGCAAATGGCGTAGCCTTCAGCAACAAGCCGTAGCTGCGCTCGTGCCCCAATATCAGCAGCGACGTGTCGCCCTCGTATGGCACGCCCTTTTCGTCGCTGTCATTGATGACGATACACTTGTTGCGCAAGTTGATGTGCTTTGCTGGAATAGGCTCAACGTGGAAGCTGTCAGGCGTGCAGATGAACTCAACACCGCTTCTGCCGTAAATGCGCTCGTTCATTATCTGCCGCAGCAATTCTTCCCAGTCGGTGGTGTCCATGATGTCAGTAATTTCTTCCACCTCCTTACCGTCCTTGTCTAAGAAGGTAAGCTCGGAGTTCAGTACAGCGTCGATGCGTTTGCTAACGGCATCGGCGAGCACGCCATCTATCAATACATCTTCGAAGAGGTCGTACAGGCTTTTCACGCGTCCGCTATCGGCAGAGCGCAAAGCGTTGCGCCAATCGCCCACGTCGTACACCTTGCGTGTAGGTGCTTTAACTATCAATTGATTTACCACGACGGGTTCTGCCGCCTTTGATATTTTGGTTACTGTATTTTTTTTCTTGCTCATTGCTTAAAAATGTTGGTTACGTTTAGGGTTGCTCCCGAATATGTACTCATTGCTGCCGTCAGGCTTGCCGTCTCCATCGTCGTCGGCACGTGGCAGTGATGGCGTTACTTCGCCTTTCTGCACCTGCCGCAGCCACGCTATAGCCCTGTCGTAGCGTTTCTCTTTCAATTCAAGCTCCGCCCCGGCATTGCAAAGGTTTACGAAATGCCACACGGCAATGTCCTTTACGAATGTCAGCAGCAGCTCGTTGCGCTGCTTCGGCTTTGGCTGGTTGAATATTTTCGCCCTGTCGTATGCGCCGAGGTAGCCTGCCGCTTCCTGCACGGCAGCGTCGATGGCAGCAAGTAGTATGGTGTCATCTTCTCGGCTGATGGTATCTATCGCCTCCTTATAAAGGTGCGTTTCCACTTCCTGTGGCGACAGGAAGCCGCCAGTATAAGTCCACTGTTCCATATTTTAATATCTTTTGTTGCTTCGTTTGTGTTGCCCGATGGTGTAGCTGTCTACTGTCAGGGTGCGTATCTTTGAGTTGAGTATATACCAACCGCCTTCAATGCAGTCTACACCATCGGCAGGGGCTTTCATACGCTTATTTAAAAGCAAAAATTGCTCCTCCAGGCGCTGCATGTGTGGGTTGTCTTTTTCGTCGATATTGAGTATCAACTTACCCTGACGGTTGAGCGGCTCAAGGTTGCCTTCTATTCGGTCGAATTTCTCGGGCTTCTTGCGGGTATCGGGCGAAATGGGTATAAAGCCCTTTTCCTGTCCTTTGGCGGCAAACAGCGGCAAGAATACCTGTTCGTAGAAGGGGTCTTGAAGCTTGTTGTTCTCAATGAAATAGAATATTTGGCATTTTTCGCCAACATAGTCGTGTATGTAGTAATACCAGTTCACATATTCGTCGTTCACCACGTGGTCAAGGAAGCCCTTGTAAATGTAGAAATTTCCGTCGTAGTAGCCGATAAGGAACAACGCCTTGAATGACGTTGCCTTGTTGCGTGAGTTAGACGGTGCGGGGTCGCCGTATGCGACGGCAAGCTGCAGTTTTGAAAGGGGCGGGCATTTGCCCCATATCAGTTCCTTGAACACCTCACCCTCGGAAAGGGGGTTGTTGTAGAACTCTTGCTGAACGATACGTGTGGACAACTTCGATAGTACCCGGTCAATATCGGCTTCGGTGTTCTTTGCCGCCCACGTGCTTTTGCCGTTTTTATCACGGATATTGACAATGTCCCAATGGTCGGCTTTCTCGCCCGCTCGCTTCACACAGCAGTCAAGGGCAATAAGATTGCCACAGAATACTACCAGCAGTTTGCCGCTGATGCTTCGCGTTGGGAACGCTGCACCTTCGAACCAGTCCCATTTCTTGTTTACAATGTCAGGGTTGCGGCAGTCTTCGTCGGTGTCGAAATCGTCCACTAATATGCAGTCTGGACGCACTTCGTCCTTACGTGTACCACGGGGGCTTTCGCCTGCACCCAGTGCACGGAAGGCTGCACCATTGGTAAGGGAAAACTCTTCCGCCGTCCACGAACCAAATTCGCGCAAATCACCATAATAAGCCTTTAGCAGTGAATTGCGCTCGAAGCTGTCCTTGTATGGTTTCAACAGGCGGGTGGCATTGTCTTTTGAATTGCTTATAAGCAGTATATTGCGCTTCTTTCCCGTACATACAAGGTACATTACGCACATCATAACGGTGGTTGATTTTGCCAGCTCACGACTCCATGAAAGCACTTCGTACCACTCTTCATTCTTGCAAATACGGTTGATGGCTTTAATATGGAATGGGGCAAATTCGTGAGTGGCATATTGCCCAAAAAAGAATTTTATCCATGCAACGGGGTGTCTCTCCAAATACTCGAGCTTCTTCGTACGTTCAAGCGGCGAAAGCTCATCTACCGCCGTGTCCTTTTTTAAGTTGTTATAATAGGTACGCCATTCTTTCAGCGCCTGCATGTCATCTACCTTACCCATTGCTCATCTGTTCTTTAATGTACACATCAAAGTAATTCGCTATCTCTTTTGCCTTTTCAAGGTCGCGGGGGCGCAGCCAGTCCAGCAAGCGGCGGCTTACATTGTATATATCACGCACCGAAGCGTCCTGCTCCAGTGCGGCAAGGTCTTCCGTCAGTTTGCGCCGTATTTGCGATTCGTTCTTGTCAGGAAATTGCATGCCTTCGGGTTTTGTCGCAATGGCGCGATCCAGCTGGTCAAGCTGCATCAGCGTCGAGTTGATGCGTTCCTCGCGTGTCTGCAGAAGGTTGAGCTTTAGTTTTTCCCAGTCTTTCACCCATTTGCCGATAGTAACACGTGATACTTCCACGCGGTCGGCAAGCTCCTGCTGCGTAATGTTCGGCTGCCGCAAAAATATGAGCTTTGCCAGCTCCTTCTTCTTCTTTATGTCCATTTTTATTGTATTTATCTGCTGCAAAGTTACCATATAATAAGCGCAAAAAATAATGACGTTGCAAGCGTTGCAGATGCATTGTACAATATTTACAATATATTGTATATCAGTATTTTGCGATTTGCACACACATATTTCTTGCCTTAACTTTGCATCGCAAAACATTCAAAAGCGATGAGCAAAAAGACATTCATATTACACGACGAAACGGTGAACACCTACGGCTTCCGCATGCTGACTTCCGGGGCTAACTTGGAGGAGTTCCGCAAGAACCCCGTCATGCTGCTGAACCACGACGACTGGAAGATGCCGATAGGTCGTTGGGAAAACATACGAATAGAAGGCACGCAGATACTTGCCGATGCCGTCTTCGATGAAGCCGACCCCCGCGCCGTTGAGGTACAGAAAAAGGTGGACACCGACTTCTTGCGCATGGCATCTATCGGTGCATGGGCGCAGGAAACCAGCGATGCTTACGACCTGATGTTGCCGGGGCAAACCTCACCTACCGTAACGAAATGGACGGCACGCGAAGCCAGTATCGTTACCATCGGCGCGAATCACAACGCCTTGGCACTGTACGACAGCAAGGGCAACCTTGTCAATATGGGCAGCTTTTTAAAGCCCGACAACACACCCACGGCGACGATGGAGTACACCGAAGTTCAGGAAAATTTATTCAACAATAATGATATGGGAAAATTAACACAAGTATTGAATTTGAGCGATGCAGCTTCAGAAGCCGACATCGTGGGTAAAGTAAACGAGCTTATAGCCAATAACGACCGATTGGAGAAAGAGAACAGGACGCTTGCTGATGCCATCGACGCACAGAAGGCGGAGCAGAAGAAGAAAGAGCAGGAGCAGGCAGTTGCACTTGTTGATGCTGCAGTAAAGGACGGGCGCATCGACGCCAAAGGCAAAGAAAGTTTCCTTGCCATGTTCGACCGTGATTTCACCGGTGCAAAGGCAGCCTTGGAAGCTATACCAGTACGCCAAAGCGTAACGGCACAAATTCAAAACGGCAGCCAGCGTGTAGACATGGGCGACTGGAAAAGCAAGACATGGGACGAGCTGGACCGTGCCGGCAAGCTGACACAGCTCAAAGATAATCACCCCGACATCTACGCAGAAAAATTCGAGCAGCGTTTCGGCACAAAGCCAAACATGTAGGTGTGGTAGTAAGTAAATAGAATTAACAAATTAAATAAAAAAAGAAATGGCTATACAAAGAGAAATTTGGATAAATGCTATCCAAGAAGGCTTGTTCGCTGACAATAGCTTCTTGAGCAAGGCGTTCAATGCCGACGAGTTTGTAGAAATGGGAAAAACGGTGCACATTTCCAATGCTGGCGCAGCGTCAAAAACGAAGAAGAATCGCACCAGCTTCCCCGCTGACGTAAATACACGTACTGACGTTGATTTAAGCTTCAACCTCGACGAGTTCACCACCGACCCTATCCGCATTCCATATGCTGATACGGTGGAACTTTCGTACAACAAGCGCGAAAGCGTGTTGCGTCAGGACAAGGCGACACTGCAAGAGGCAGTTGCAAAAAGCATGATATACAGCTGGCTTCCTGAAAAGGAACACTGCGTGCAGACAACTGGTGCTTCCGTGAGTGCGCATACAGATAAGGCTACCGGCAACAGAAAGGCACTTCGCCGTGCCGACGTTCAGAAATTGATGGTAAAGTTCAACGCAGACAACGTACCGCAGGAAGGTCGCTATCTGCTGCTTGATGCGTACATGTACGACCAGTTGCTTGACGACCTTACATCTGTACAAAATCAAGCATTCCTTGCCAGTGCTGATGCACAGCGCGGTATTGTGGGCAAGCTGTTTAGCTTCAACGTAATGATGCGCTCGGAAGTTGCTATTTACGGCGACGGCATCGTAAAGAAAGCTGAAGATGCCGAAGGTGCGGCTACCGACCTTGCGGCAGGCTTGGCTTGGCACGAAAACAGTGTGTGCCGTGCATTGGGTGAAGTGAACGTATTTGAAAATGAGAAAGACCCCGCCTATTACGGTGATATATACTCGTTCCTTGTGCGTGCCGGCGGTCGCCCGATGCGTCAAGATGTCAAGGGACTTATTGCCATAGTTCAAGGCAAATCAGTGTAACGACCATGCAGCTAAAGTACTTAGTACTACATTGCACAGCTACTCCCGAGGGGCGTGAGGTGTCAGCTGACGAAATCCACCGCTGGCACACTGCTCCGAAGGCAGCGGGCGGTCGGGGTTGGAAACAGGTCGGGTACACTGACATGATACACCTCGACGGCAAGGTGGAACGCTTGGTGCGCAACAACGAAGACATGCAGGTGGACGCCTTTGAAGTTACCAACGGTGCCAAGGGCTATAACGCCGTAGCCCGCCACATCGTCTACGTGGGCGGCGTGGCTGCCGACGGCACACCGAAGGACACACGCACGGAGGCGCAGCGCAACGCCTTGGCAGCTTATGTACGCGACTTCCATACCCGCTTTCCGCAGGTGCGCATCATCGGGCACAACGAAATAGCCCCCAAGGCTTGCCCGTCGTTCAACGTACAGCAGTGGCTTAAGGCAATAGGAATTCGACAATTATAAAAAACAAGAAGCGCAATGGAAACACTCCTACAGATACTACAATGGGCAATACCATCGGGTGGCATTGGTGCAGCCATTGCGTGGCTCGCCAATCGCAAAGTGGCGTCGGCAAAGGCAAAGAAAGCCATTCACGACACCTACAAGGCGATGTACGAGGACATATCACAACTATTAGTAGAAAATCAAAAGAAAAATGAAAAGACTATCAATTCACTACAGGAAGAGCTTGACAAGGCACGCACCGAAAGCGCACGCATCAAGCGGTCGCTGGACCGCCTTTCGCGGGCTATCGAGGCTATTCAGTATTGCCCTCACCGTGGTACTTGCCCTATCAGCCATGAGCTGCAGGTCGAAGCAAACGCTGGTACAAAGCGAAGTTCAAAGCGACTCCCTCCGTCAAGAAAGCAGATTCCTACAAAGCAGCTCGCTACAGGTGCTGACCACGACGGAGATGCAGAAGATAGCAGCGGACACGGCGATGCTGACGCTGCCGATGCAGAGCTTGCTGAACCTGCCCGATAGTGCCGTCTTCCGACAGCAACGCGGACGCTTGGTAATAGAAGCCTACCATAAAGATGGCAACGTATATATCAGGGGCTCAACCCTGCCCATCGATAGGGAGGTAAGGCAGACAACAATATTAGCACGGCACGCAAGCACTACGCAGGAAAACAAAGCGGTGCGAAGCATCGGAAAGGTCTCGAAAACCAAAACTATTAAGCCACCTCCCACCTACCAAAAGTTGCTGCAACTTGTCGGCACATTGGTATTATTGGGCGCAATAGTGCTCGCAGGTATTAAAATATTTAGTTGGTACAATAAAAAATTGATAAAATGAAAGAAACAAACGACGGCTATATTATGCTGCTTGACGCCATTTTCTTTAATGGCAAGAAAATTGGCAACATCGCTGAAGATGGTATAGATTGGGGCGGCGATGCTGCCGAATACATTAAATTGTATGCAGCACAGGTGCGTAACAGCCCGGTGAAGAAGATACGCAAGAAGGCAGCTTCCAACGTATTAAAGTTCAACCTTATCGAGTTGCTCCCGGATAACTGCGTGGCAGTGATGGGTGGCACGGTAACGGAAGACGGCTGGGAAGCTCCGACGGAGAGCGTAGTGTTGGAAGGTGCTGTGAAGATAATTTCAGGCACTGGGCAGACTGTCGAAATTGCCAAGGCATCGCTTGAGGGTATGGTGCGTGGTAAGCTCGGTGGCGACGACCCGCTGCACATCGAATGCGAGCTTGAAGTGCTGACATCGGGCGATGACAGTGCTCCGTTCAAAATCATTGATACAAAGCCTTTCATTGAGGCGAAGCCAACGGAACTCAACTTCAAGAAGGCAGGTGAGACAAAGGTAGTGGATATCTCTGCCAGTGGCGCATTCTCTATGAGTGCTGCACCTGCAGGCTTCACAGCCGAAGCAAAGGGTGGACGCGTGCTCATTACCGCAGCTAACAACACGGGTGCGCAGCGCACGGGCAAGATAACCTTCCAACTGAAGGCTGACCCGAGCAAGCGGGTAGATGTGAACCTCACACAGCAAGGCTGATGAAAAAGAATAATAAAGTAGAGGTGGAAGCGTCGGAAGCCCTTTTGGACATCGGCGTTTCCATTCCACTTCTTCAGTGGAAAATTCCTTTTAGGAAGAAGCCCATCAGCTTGCGCCTTACAATGCGCCGCCCTTGCTTTGGTAATCAAATACGCATAGCGCGGAAATTCCTTAGCATGGGTGTCAGCTATGAAGAGATGGAAGCCTTCACGAAAGATGAGCAGCTGCAATTCATTGCCCGGCACGGCAAGACGGTTGCCCAAATGGTGGCACTCACCATCTGCCGCAGCAAAGTGTCAGCTATCTTTGCACCGCTGCTGGCTTGGTTGTTGCTTTGGCTGGTGGACGACACTTTTTTATTATTAGCCAACCTACATTTCATTCCGCTAATAGGCACACAGCATTTTACGAATATTATCAAATCCTTAGAATGGAGCAACCCGCTCCGTCCAAGGTTGAGCCAAGTAAAGAAGGGGAGTTAAAGGGCTTTTTTGAAAGCTCCCATAGCCCTTTTGGATTCGTATGGCAAATTGCCGAAGCAACGGGTTGGACGGTAGACTACATAATGTGGGGTGTGAACTACCAAACACTGCTGATGATGCTTGCCGACGCACCGCGTTACATAGATGCTGACCAAGCAGCTACCATATCAAAAGACAATAATACAAAAGATAATAAAACAATGAGAGAGCCTAAGACGGTAATAGGCTTCTTTCAAAGCAGACTGAACGATGAATAACGGTATCGAAATAGAGTACTTATTCGGCGGAGACCTTATCGACAAGACGAAGGAAGCAGCCAAGGAAACAGGCAGGCTCTCTACTGCAGCAGAGCAGGCAGCATCTTCCATCACCGAGAAGATAGCGGCACAGAAGGCTGTGGTCAAGCAGGTGGAGAGCGACCTTAAAAGTCTGCAAAAACAATATGAGAAAATAGCACCGGGTAAGGCGCAAAACGAACTAATGCTGGATATACGTGCCTGCAAGGTCGTATTGGAAGAAGAAAAAGGTGCGCTGGCTAATTTGGAGGCGGAGCACAAGAAGGCTTCTGCCTCGGTAAGCAAGCTAACGAAAGAGTACCGCAGCCTTATTCAGGAGATGGCACGCATGCGCCTTTCCGGGGAACAGCATACGGAACAGTACCAGCGAATGGCAAAGCGGGCTGCCGAACTCTGCGACACCTTAGGCGACGTCCGGGCACAGACAAAGGCACTTGCTTCCGATGATGCCAACTGGGAGGCTATGGCATCGGGGTTGAACGGTCTCAGCGGTGCAGTATCTGCCGGTACTGGCATAATGTCGTTATTCGTAGGCGAAAACGAGGAACTCGCACGCGTTCAGACACGCCTGCAAAGCGTGATGGCTATAACGATGGGCATTCAGCAGGTATTCAATGCCCTGAACAAGGATTCGGCGTTCCAAATAAAATTTGTGTCGAAGGTTACTGACATGTGGACGGCTGCCAATGCCCGCCTTGCAACGGCACTCGGCATTTCTTCCGCTGCTGCCAGTGCGTTGATGGCAACGCTGACACTGGGATTGTCGGTAGCCATTGGTGCCGTTATCACCATGTGGTACAAGAACAGTGAAGCGGCGAAAGAGAGTGCCGCTGCACAGGAGAAAGCGGCAGAAGAAATGCGGGAGGTTGCCCGCTCGGCGGCTGTACAAAAAGCAAAGCTCGATATACTTTATAAAGCCACACAGGACAACACAAAGAGTCTGAGGGACAGAAAGGCTGCAGTGAAGAACTTGCAAGCAGCGTACCCTGCTTATTTTGGCAATATGAAAACGGAAGCTATTCTTGCAGGACGTGCGGCAACGGCTTATCGACAGTTGGCAGCTGACATTATGAAGGCTGCCATGGCACGTGCCTATCAGGAGCGAGTGGAGAAACTTTCCAAGGAACGCATAGACCTGGAAGATAAAAAAAATAAAAATGACAAATATATAAACGAGAACAAAAAGCGCCTTAAAAAAGCAGACGAAGATTACAAAAAGAAAGGCAGCAAGGATTATACCACCGAAATGATAGGTGGCATGACCATCGGTGGAGGATCTACCCGCATCGGTATGGGTGCAGGTCGGACGGCGAACGACAATCTTAGGAAAGAGGTGAACAAGCGACTGGAAGACAACAAGGAGCTGACAAAACAGCTTGCTGAAAACCAAAAGCAAACAGAAGCCTACGCACAGAAAGCCCTTGAAAATATGCCTGCCCTCAATAAGGTGGAAAACAAGGGCTATGAAGAGCCGAAGGTAAAGACAAAAAAGGAGAAAATAAAGAAAGATAAAAAAGAAGACTTGTCGGGCGAGGCAGAAGAGCTTGCCGAACTTGAAAAAGCAGCGCAAAAAAAGATAGCCGAAACACGCGTGGCACTTATGAAAGAGGGCTACGATAAGGAGCGTGCCGCTGCGTTACTGCAGTTCGAAGAAGAGAAGCAGCGCATCAACGAAGAGGAAGCCAAGCGCAAGGAATTGGTGAATAAGCTGCGCAAAGGCGGTGTGGCTGTTAGCGACGCGCAGGAGGCACAGATAGCTGCTGATGCTGCCAAGCAGCGCATACAGGCTGCACAGATGTACAGCGACAAGTATGCCGCTATCGCCGAAAAGGAAAAGAAAGAATACGACGATAAGGTGAAGGAAGAAAGGAAAAAGGAAGAAGAAGCCTTGGACGCCTTACTGTCAAAGCATCAGGACTACAATGCCCAGCGAATGGCTGTTGAGACGAACTATACGAAGGAGCTGGCAACGCTGTTGGCACGACGAAACAAGGATAACGCCAATATCATAGATGCCGCCTTGGTGCAGCTCGAAAAAGATAAGGAAAAGGCACTAAAGGAAATCAACGACAAGGAGCTCGACGAAATGAAGAGCAGTGCGAGTATATTCGTCGAGATGTTCGAAGACCCAGCGGAAAAAAGCGTCCAACAAATCAATAAAGTTCTGCAAAAGCTCGCGGATCTAAAAGCATATATGGATGCGATGGCAAAAGGTGAGCTTTCTGCTAATGGTACTGCTGTTATAAAAGACAAGAAGGGTAATACTAAGCAAACAATTACACAGGGCGACATCGCACAAATGGGTATAACACCCGAACAGTTAAAACAATTACAAGATTCACCGGAAGCATTAAAAGCTTTTTTAGACCAGTGGCAAAAACTAAAACAAGAGAGTTTGAAGAAAAACCCTTTTAAGGCTCTATCAACAGCGATAAAAGATTTGTTGGACGATAAGAAGGGGGGAGATAAAAGTGATAAAGAAAAGAAAATAAAACGCCTTGCTGAAGCAGCTTCAGAAGCTTCTTCTGAGGTAAGTAATATTGCTGGTGGTCTATCAACGATGTTTGAAGAAATGGGTAATGATAGTATGTCGGAAGCTATGGGTACTGTGCAAGGTGTTATGAATGGTGTTTCAAACATTGCGAGCGGCTTTGCCAAAGGTGGCTTGATAGGCGGTATTGCAGCTGCAGCAGGTGAGGCAATAAATATCATTGGTGGTGCCTTTTCGGCCAGCGCACGCCATAAAGCTGCTCTTAATGCTATTATGAAAGAGCAGATAGCGCAACAACAAGCTTATAACTTGTTGTTAATGCAAGAAGCACTATTGTACGAACAAGGGACAACAGTCTTTGGCAATGACAGATACGGCAAGGCTACAAATGCCATAAAAGTAGCAAAACAAGCCGTGATCGAATTTAACGAAGCAATGAAAAAGGCCAATGATATAAAAGTTGTAACTGGACATAAGAAAACAGGATTGTTTGGCTGGGGTAAAGGAAAAGATACTTATAGTGGCTTATTAACCGAATATCCTAAGCTCATAGATGCTAACGGAAAATTTAACATGTCGCTTGCTGAAAGCATTTTGAAGACGCGAAAAATGAGCGATGAAAGCAAAGAGGCGTTGCAACATCTTATTGACCTTGCCAAGCAGCAGGAAGACGCATTAAAGGAAATACGTGATTATTTGTCTGACATCTTTGGTGAATTGGGTAATACGATGACCAATGCACTTGTAGATGCATTTCAAAATGGCACTGATGCGGCAAAAGTGATGGTTGAGAGCATTGGGCGTATGCTTGAAAAGTTAGGCGCTGATATGATATATTCTGCGGTGCTTCAAAAATACTTTATAAAAGCTCAAAAAGATATGGAAAAATACGCCAACGATGAAAATCTTTCCGAGCAAGAGCGATTTGCTGCGTATGCTCGGGTGTTAGACGAACTTACAGCAAATGTAGCTGCTGATAGTGGCAAGGCGTCATCACTGCTTGAACAATTCAAGCGTATGGCAAAAGAGCGAGGAGTAGACATCTTTGGTGGTGCAGCACAGCAAGGGCGTGCTGGCAGCCTTGAGACAATGACACAGGCGCAGGGTACTAAACTCGAGGGTTTGATGACGTCGGCACAGATACACCTGGCGTCGATGGACATAAAGCTCGAAGATGCGGTAAAGCAGATGCAGGCGTCTACACGACATTTGGAAAGGATAGAGCGTTACACGAAGCATTGTGAACGCTTGGAAGATATTGCCGACGATATAAAGGTGTTGGCACGTGATGGTATTAAAGTAAAGTAAAATGAATATACTCGAAAATCAAGTGCTGTTGAACGGCAAGGATATTTGGACGGAGTACCAGGTGTTTTTGCGGGAAGAAAAGGCGGGCGAGCAGAAGAACCTCGAAGCCCTGCTGACACCTGCCAAGATGAAGGCGCACGTGGCGGTAGTCTTCCGCGAAGAGGACGGCGAGAAGTATTCCGACCGACTTCTGCCGAAAAGCGAAGCCCGCGACATAAAGCTACATTTCGCCATAATGGCGGACAGCAAGGCGCAATTCCTACAGCGTTACCGCCGCTTCATTCAGGCATTGAAGACAGGAAATGACGGGTGGCTTATATGGACGTTCCCGACACTGGGGCTTGAAATGCGCACCTTCTTAACGGAGTTTACGCCCTTTGATGCCCTTACCAACCTTTGGGTGGAAGAAGCGCACTGCGGGGCATTCCATGCCGTATTCCGTGAGCCGAAGCCCACCTTTTAACGGGCATTTAAACGACATTTAAATAGCGTTCAAACGATGATAGAAATTTTCACAAAGGAAGATACGATACGCTGCATAGCCGACGGGGCAAATGGTAGGCAAGATAAGCAGCTGCAAGGCGACAACACCCTGTCGCTGACGTTCACGCTATACGAATACGTGCAACTGGACGTAAACGACTATGTGGACTTCTGTGGCGAACGCTATTGGTTGATGGAACGTTTCAAGCCCCGTATGAAAAGTACACGGGAATGGGAGTACAACCTGACGCTGTATGGTATAGAAAGTCTTATTAAACGCTTTTTGGTTATCAACTACACCGACGGCGAAAATACCCCTATCTTTACGCTTACCGCCCCTGCTGCGGAGCACGCCAAAATAATATTAACATCAATAAACAATGCCATTGGTAAGCAATTGTTCAAACTTGGCGAGGTGAAGCAGACGGAGAACCTGGTCATAGATTATAAAGGCACATATTGCAACGACGCTTTGGATATGCTCGCCAAGGCTGCAAAAACGGAATATTGGTTTGAGAACGGCACAACACTCAACATATCAAAGGCACAATATGGAGAGCCTTTAACGTTGGGCTACCAAAAGGGGCTTATATCGTTGGAGCGTGATAAAGCCGACAACGTAAAGTTCTATTCGCGCCTCTTCCCATTGGGCAGCACAAAGAACATTGACCGAGACAAATACGGGCACACCCGTCTGCAGTTGCCGGGTGGACAGAAGTACGTAGATAAGGATGTGAATAAGTACGGTGTGGTGCACCACTTTGAAGAAGCTGCCTTTGCCGATATTTACCCACGCCGTATAGGCACGGTGTCGGCAGTGCGTTCGCAGGAGCGCACGGGCAAAGATGGTAAGCCCTTTACCATATATTACTTCAAAGATAAGGAACTTAACTTCAACCCCAACGACTACAAAATAGGTGGGTACGTGATGCGTGTTGCCTTTCAGGAGGGTAGCGAACTTGCTGGGCAGGGTACAAGCGAGGAGCATTACTTTGAGGTGAACTACGACGATACGGCAAAGGAATTTGAAATTATCACCATCTTCCCCAACGACACCATGCAAGTGCCGGGTGGCGTGCTTGTGCCGAAGATAGGCGACAAATACATATTGTCGCACTTGCGCATGCCTGATGAATACTACCCGCTTGCCGAAAAAGAGTTCTTAGAGGCGGTAAAGAAATTCAATGAAGAAAATTTCGTAGATAACTCGGTATATAAAGCTGACACCGACCATGTGTGGGTGGAGCAGCAGCGCGCCGACCTTTTTCTTGGCAGACGCATACGGCTTGAAAGTGCAGAATATTTTGCCCCCGCTGGCTATCGTATGAGCCGTATTACCCGCCTTTCACGCAGCGTAGACCTGCCGACGCTTGTAAGCATCGAAATAAGCGATGCCGTGGCAAAAGGCAAGATTGCGGCAATGGAAGGCAGCATTAACGACGTAAGGCACTATATAGGCGAGGTTGCAAATGATATTCCTGATATTATAGGCAGTGGCGACGATACGCTACCTGGCGAACACAATGTATTTTCTGCCAAGCGTGCACTTAAGGAATTTCTCAACAAGAACGCCCCCGACACGGCACAGGAACTGATTACGTTTATAAAGGGTGTTGCTTTTAACAATGGGGCTGGTATTGATGGCGAGGGCAATGCTTTGCTGAAAGCTATCCAAACATTGGGATTTGAACGTACCATTAACGGCTTTGGCGTGTGGCTCGATGCAAAGGGCAAGGCGCACGGACAGATTGATTACCTCGAAGTGATTGGCAAGGCTATATTTCGCAGTCTACAGATTGACGAATATAAACACATTGGGGGCAACATTGTGCTGTCGGGTGCGAATGCTGTAATAGAAAAGGTGGTGCCTGTTAGTGGTGGCTGGAAATGCTACTTGCACACGGACGATGGCGATAAGGCGATAACGAACGATTGGGAGCCTGGCGACCAGGCACTATGCCAGACTTTCAATATCAAAGCTGGCGTTTACGAGAACGTAAGCAACCGCTATTACTGGCGTTGTGTGTCGGAGGTGGCGCAGAAATCGGCTACCGAAAAGGCGTATATCGTTATTACTGCTGATGACGCTTATCGGGATAAAAGCACAGAGAACGATGCTCCAATGGCTGGCGACAATATTGTGCTTTGTGGGCATAACACGCTGTGGGACGTTGCTAACGGCATTGACCCTACGCTGAACCGCAACCGTATGAATGTTACGATGATTACCACCTCGAAGGAGGAGGGTGGCACTATCGAGGTGTATCGCAACATTCACGACTTTTCGCTCTCTAAAGGTAACGCTATATTCCACCTTTCCAGCGACAAAATTTATATGAACAGCCAACGCTTCGAATGGATAAGTGCAGATGGCGAACGTATTCCTAACGTGATTTATCGTGGCGACTGGACACCCGGCACGGTGGCTGCTCGATACGAAGCGTGGTATTATGGTGGTGGCACGTGGCTATCGCTCGAAGATAATAATACTGACGAACCTACCGAGCAGTCGCCTAAGTGGAAGCATTACGCAGCCAAAGGCGAAGACGGCACATCGCCCTACACGGTGCAAATTCTGTCGGAGAGTGGCGGCAACATTATACACAATGGGCAGGGGCAAATTGTGCTTGTGGCTACCGTGCTGCACGGCGAGCAGGACATTACAAGCTCGCTACTGCCGAACCAATTCTCGTGGGTGATACAATCGGGCAATACCGACTTCGACACGGCATGGAACGCCCGACACGAGGCAATTGGCAACCGAACCACCATTAGTGCCGAAGAGGTGAACCTTAAGGCGCAGATTGATTGTATAGTAAATATAGAATAACTTTCACAAAACAATAAAAAAGACAAAAAATGGCAACAGTAAAAGCAAGAGGTCAGGTAACGATAGTAGACCTTAACGACGCAAAACAAGTGCAGCTGCTTATGGATATTAAGTATCCTGTGCAGATGTATAACCCCGACACAAAGGTGTTTACGCCCAACTTTGGCAGCGACAACAACGTGGTTACTCCAAAGGTTTACGTTACGGGCAACGGCACCAACCTTGTGAGCAAACTTACCGCACTGATATACAAAGTTGGCGGTACGTTGGTGAATGCCGGGCAGACCAGCGGACAATACTCTGCGGCTGCCATATCGGCAGGAGGCGCACTCACCATAAAGGGCAACATTACGGACAACTCGCTACCCATAAAAATAGCGGCTATTTACCACGACGACGAAACGGGGCAAGACACTACGCTCGAGGCGCAAGGCTTCGTAGTAAAAACTGCCAACGCTGGTGCGCTCTTTCAGGTTATACTCACACAGCCAAAGGGAAACAGCTTCGATGCAAGCAACAACGTTAATACGCTTACAGCAGAAGCCAAATGCTACCGTGGCGGCACGCAGGACACGGACGGCATTACTTACAAGTGGTACTCGCTGAACTTAAAGACCCAAACGTGGGAGCTGCTCTCACAGGGCATTGCCACTGCCGCAGGTGTATCAACGCTCACCGTTAAGGCAAGCGATGTGCTGAACGTGCAAACCTTTAAATGCGAAGCCATAGACGGCACCGACCGTAGCGAAGCAATCGTAACTTTCGAGGACCGCACCGACCCCTATTCGGTAGAACTCTTCTCGCCCACAGGTTTACAAATTAAGAACGGACAAGGCTCAACCACCCTTTGCGCCCGAGTGTATCGTGGCACAGAAAAGATTGAGGACGAAGCCACCGCTACAAAGAAGTTCACCTACACGTGGACCAAGTTCGATAAGAACGGCACAAAATCGAACTTTGCAGGCACAACATCGGCACAAAAAACAGGAAATCCGCTCATCGTGGCTGCCACCGATATAGATGCAAAAGCAACGTTCTATTGCGAGGTGAGCATATAAGCACAAAATTACATCTATGGATATATAACCAATGATAATAGCACGAGCATACATAACTATAGCCAACGTTTCGGACGGACCAAAGGGCGACACAGGCGACAACGCCATAACGCTGGTATGCACACCTGCAACCCTAACGTTTGAGACAAACCGAGATGGCGAAATAGAAAACACGGCACAGCGCAAAGTGCAAGCCGTGCTATACGAGGGGCAAACAGCCGTAACTCCCACGTCAATGCAAATAACACCCTACAACTGCTACGCCCGACTGGTGGAACAAAACATCGTGGTAGACGGCATAAGTCCCAACCAGTGGAGCGGACACATAGCCATAACCGCCACCTACAAAGGGCAAACACGCACAGCAAGAGTAGAGTTCGTGGTAAACGCACAGAAGTGGAACGAAGCTAAATTTGCCGCGAATGACACGCAGTTTAAGAGCATCATTGCGCAGAATAAGGCAGACAAACAAGGGTTGGAGCAGAAAATATCAACCATAAAGCAAACAGCCGACAATATACAGCTGGAGGTACGACAACAAACCTTCAGCGGAGTAAACCTACTAAAAGGAGCAAGTCTGCGTCTGCCCAAACTGCTAAGTCTACAGCGACCCCAGTACGTAACCATCGTGAAGAATCCCAGCGTTGCCCACTTCGATAATCCTTACCTATCCATATCACGAAACGGAGCCACACAAGACGAATGGAACGGCTGTAAATTCCCTATCGTAACAATACAAAGTGGCAAAACCTACACCCTGTCTATGTTCACCCGGATATACGGGAACAATCAGCCATACATAGAAATAAAGCGCAGTAAGTCGAAAGACATGAGCGCGCCAAAAACAAGCTACCCCAACATACCATCAACCTACGGACAGTGGAAACCATACAGCCATACCTTCAACATAGAAGAAGGCTACAACTACTTGCAGATATTCATAGGCTGCACCCGCAATGGAGAAGCCTATATATCAGAAATACAACTCGAAGAAGGCACAAAAGCCACAACATGGAAAGACCCCGATGTGGTGGACAGCATTGAACGTACTGGTATTGACCTGACCAATGGCACGGTATCTGTCGAAGCTGCCAATTTTGAAATCAAACACAATGGCGAAAAACCTTTTGTTGTGAGCAAGGGAAAGGTATTGCTGGGCGGTTGGGTGTTTGACAAGGGACAGCTGTTCTCCCAGTGCGGGGATATAAATGGAAATCCAAGCACTGATTACGGTGCCGCAAATTTCAACCCCGACATCGTTCTTGACCCAATCAACGGCTATATGTCAGGCGTTGGCTCATTCAGAAAGAAAATGCTGGTAATAACTCCTCAAAATATCGCAAAATATACGATTATCAATTCCGATGGAGATTACGTATTTATGGCAGGGAAGATAAGCGCTATAGCTTTGTTTAAAGGTACCTTTAATCGTACTATATATATAACATTACCTGGCGTGGCAGGGAGTGCTGACTTTGAAATCGCCCGGACATTGATAGGCGAAACAATAGCTATCTATAACCAAACGACCAGCTATATACTTATATGGGGCAGTGGGCAGTCTACTGTTCTATCCCCGAACAAATTCGCTGCCCTTGAAGTGAAGATTTCAGTTAATCCTCAGACAGGTAGGGAAAGCTTTTATAATGTTGATTGGATAAAAGGAGAAATGTTAGTGTAATATTAAAATAAAAGAATTATGAACATTCAAACAAAAATTTTAAACAAGCAGGAGTTAGTAACCTGCGAAGTAGTCATAGATGGATACCTACACACGGTATCTTATCAAGCCGACACCACAAACACTATTGCCAAAGTGCTACAATTCACCGACAGAGTAGCACTTATAACACAAGGCGAATCCCCATCATACGTGTTAGACCCACATCGGCAAGCCACCTACACCCACAACACAGAGCACTTCTCTGGTGGACAGTGGGAAACCCTACCCGACGATGGCGGACAAACAGCCTACAAAGGCGTATTAGCCATATTCAATATGATAGAACAAGGAAAAATGGGAAGGTAAATATTTGGGGGAATAAAAAAAGCCCCCAGCCGATTAATAAATCATCTCACCGACATATTAATAAAACGCTCAAAGCGCACGACTCGGGGCTATGTCCTCGTTCGCGCTTTGAGCTTTTTGTTTTATGTGTGGGTGAGATGTTTTGCAAAGATACAAAGAAAATACGATAATAAAGAAAAAATAAAATGTTATGAAAAGAAAAGAATACAATTCCGCACCATTGCCTTTTCAGGGACAAAAGCGCAGATTTGCAAAGGAATATACAAAAATATTGCAGCAATATCCTGATGATGCTGTATTTGTCGATTTGTTCGGTGGTAGTGGTTTACTTTCACATATAACCAAATGCCAAAAGCCAAATACTACTGTAATTTATAACGATTTCGACAATTATCGGCAGCGTTTGGTACATATAGAGCAAACAAATGAGCTATTAGGGCAACTTCGCGAAGTTGTGAAAGATGTACCGCGTGCTAAATTAATGCCCGGCGATGTAAAGGCGGCGGTGATAAGATGTATTGAAGAGCACAATGCGCGCTATGGCTATGTAGACTACATAACACTATCATCGTCTTTAATGTTCTCCGCGGAATATGTAACAACACTCAACGGTTTTAAAAAGGAAAGCATGTACAATAGGGTGCGCAGGTCTGATTATTCCTTATGTGAGGATTATTTATCCGACTTAACCATCGTATCGGAGGACTACAAAAGTCTATTCGACCGTTATAAAGAAATACCTAACGTTGTGTTTCTTGTAGACCCACCTTACTTGAATACGGAGGTAGACAGTTATAATATGAATTGGCGTTTGGGCGACTATTTGGACGTGGTACTTGTGCTACTAAAGCACCCTTTTGTGTTCTTTACTTCTAACAGGTCTTCTGTTGTAGAACTATGTGAATGGTTAGCCCATAATGGAGGTTTGCCTAATCCCTTCGGACGTTGCAATAAAATAGAAATTGAAGCTCTTTTGAATCACCATGCCGGCTATATAGATATGATGTATTATACAACATTTAAAGGGTAATAATATGGTGTTTAAAAACTATTCAAATATCCTATCATTTGCGTAACTTTACGAACATGATAGGGTATTAATATTGTACGTGCGCGCACTGTCTTTAGACCATTTCGTTTTTGAGAATAAAAATGTTAAAATATTGTTTCGTTTCTGCAGGCGACACTATTTCGATTTGCGGATTGTAATTTGTAGCAAATGTTTCCAATGCTCAGAAAACCATAGAACATTGGCTTCCTGTTTTGTGTGAATATAATATAATGGAAGAGGGGAATAAAAAGTTTGGAGAATTACGCTTTGATAAGACTGTCTATCGTTTTGACATTACGTATAACACAGAACATGACTATACATTCATCTTACATGAGGTGCAAAATCCTAAATTGGTGCAACTTATTAAAAGAATTATTTATAAAAGTGCCTTCTGCATAAACTGCGAAGGGTGTGAAGTAGAATGCCCTACTGGAGCACTTTCTGTTTACCCTGAGATTAAAATTGATAAATCGAAATGTATTCATTGTCATAAATGTCTGTTATTTCATGACCAAGGATGCATTGTTGCAAATTCTTTAATTATGACAACTTCAACAAATACAAAAGGTGGAGGTATCTCGAAAATAGGTACTTTCGGAATCCATAGTGAGTGGCTACAAGAATTTCTTTCTGACCCAGATGGTTTTTGGACAAGCAATTCTTTGGGAAACAAACAAGAACAGAGTTTTAAAGCATGGCTGATAGATGCTGAAATGATTGACCAAAAGAAAAATCTCACACCATTTGGTGATTTTTGTACAAAGCATCGCGAAAATGAGCTTGACTTAATTTGGGAACTCATTTGGATAAATTTTGCATATAGTTCTGTTCTTACAAATTGGTTTATCAACACTATAAATCCAGATCAACAATTCACGAAAGCACTACTTGATGAGTTAGCTTTGAATGAATTTGATGGTACGAAGAGTACTATAACTTATGCCATAGGGGGCTTCATGCAAATATTTAAATATTCTCCAATTGGTGATTTTCTTAGCCAAGGACAATCGCATGATGGTAAGAATTATTTTCGTGGACGACATGAAGGACTTTCAGAAGTGGCACTTGCTTATTCTATATATAAGTATGCTACTTCCAAAGGTATTAGATCTTTACGTATCTCAGACTTCTATGTTGAAGACTGTCAAACAGGACCTGTGAAAGAATTTGCAATATCCAAGCTTACGTTTACAAAATTGCTTCGTCAATTAAATTCTGCTTCAAATCGAGTACTTATAGCAGAATTAAATATGGGTCTTGATAGCATTACACTAAGAGAAGATTTAAGCTCAATGGATATACTCAAACAACTGGTTTTGTAGATATGGTCTCTCACTTAAAAACTGAATATTACAAAAATTTGCTCCGTTCTATGATAGTCTATAGGCGTAAAGGTAAGACTAATCTTGCCAAACC